TGACCGTTGCGCCTGTTGTCTTTAAGAACCAGCTATTCATCTCTGGCTCTCAGACGATCGAAGCCTTCCAGAACGTAGGTGGGACTGACTTCCCTTTCCAGCGAACAGGGCTGTTCTTGCAGAAGGGCGTGTACGCTCCGTATTCACTAATCAACGCTCAGGACACTGTTGTCTGGGTAGGCGGTGGAGAGAACGAAGGGCCATCCATTTGGGCGCTCTCTGGCAACGATACAGCGAAGATCAGCACGACCCCTATAGATAACCTGCTCCAGGCTCTAACAGCGTCACAGCTTGAGTCTATTTACTCATGGGCATACTCGCAGAACGGTGCTTACTTTATTGGCTTCACGCTGCCGACTACTACGCTTGTATTCGACCTGACTGCAAAGCGATGGCATGAAAGACGATCTGTTCTCGATGGCGACTTGAGCCGATACCGAGTAACTGCGATCTGCAAGGCTTATAACCAGATACTGTGTGGCGACTTTATAGACGGCAGGATTGGCAGGATTGATCCACTTGTGTACACAGAATACGAAAACACGATTATCAGGCGAGTGGCTACCCAGCCTTTCCAGAACAACCTCAAGTCTATATTCGTTCCGTCGTTAGAGTTAACTGTTGAATCCGGTGTGGGTAATACTGCTGTTGCTAATCCAGTGATTAACCTTGATCGAAGCAATGATGGAAAAACGTGGTCAGATGCAAGAGCACGATCCATTGGCGAGATAGGCGAATACGACAGGCGAGCAATCTGGAGACGCAACGGGCGAGTGTCGAGGTTTGAGATATTTCGATTTACGCTGACTGACGCAGTTAAGCCGGTGATACTCCAGCTCAACGCTGAGATCATAGGTGGCACCAAATGACCACTCCGTTACTTAATGCCGGACAGCCTATTATCGACGAATCTGGTAAAATGGCTCAGGCGTTCAGAACGTGGACGCTGGATGCTTCGCTAAGTATTCCCATTATCGGAACGGGTTCGCCAGAGGGCGTGGTTGAGGCCAGACAGTATCAACTGTACATCAACTCAGCAGGCACAGCGGGCTTGATTGAATACCGTAAAATGCTTTCTCAGATCGGTGGCGACAGGACGCAGGGATGGATATTAGTGTAAGAGCTTGCAGTGAACAGGAGGCGCTTGATTACATTCAAGACCGTTCAGTTGTAAAGTTTCTCAGCCTATATCCTGACTCGGTCAAAGATGATTTCGCAATGCTGGTTATGGACGAAAAGCTGTTGGTGCTGGCAAAGGCAAAAAAGAACAAGGTTGAGATTCACGTTGCCTGCAAGTATCGAGACAGGGCAACGGTAAGACAGACAATGCAGCAGGGGCTGGAGTGGTTCGGCGCAAGAGGGTTCACGACAGTGTGGACTACCGCACCTGATGACCGATCTTCACTGATTAAAATGCTTCAATCACTAAATTTCCGCAAAGCAAAACAGAGGTGGATATGGGAATCGAAACAGCAATAGCCGGTGCGGCGCTTTCAGCCGGAGCTAACATGCTCAGTCAGCGAGCACAAAAGAAAGACATCAGCAAAGCCAACCGACGCTCGATGGAAATGGCTAACACTGAGATGGCTAACCTCATGCCAGCTTACCAGCAGGCGCAGGACACGATGGTCGGTGGTTACGGTCAAGCCGGCCAGATCAATCAGGAGGCTCTCAATCGTGCCTACCAGATGCAGGGCCAGTCCTTCATGCCTAGAATGCAAGCGTATCAAGGCGGGAATGTTGCGGCTCAAAATGCTAACATTGCATCTATCCCAGCCATGCGAGCAGCCCTATTAGGTGGGCGTATGCCTCAGATGCAACAGGCTCAGTCTCTACCGATTGACCAAGCGGCACTGGCTGGACTAATTAACCCGCAAGCGCAACAGTTCCCAGCACAGCAGCAATTCCAACCGATGCGACCGTTCCAGAGGTAATTATGGCAACGCCAGGGCAAGTGACAGACCAAGAGCTGCGCGACTTCTTTACTGCTAACCCGAACATCTCGGACGAGCAGACTTATGCGCTGATGCAGGAATATCAAGTAAGTCCGCAGCAGGTAGTTAATGCGCTTGGTATTGACCAGCAGACGGCATTTGGTCGGTTCAATCAACAGGTCGTCAATGAGGCGCAGCCTGGGCAAGTGACTGATTACCAGCTTCAGGCGTACTTTGCCAACAACCCGAATACACCTGACAGCCAAATCTATGCCTTGATGCAGCAGTACGGGGTATCTCCTGAACAGGTCTCCAGAGCTATCGGTTTGCCTCTGGATCAGGCTCAAACTAGGGTTCGAGAAGCGCGGGCAGAAGCAACACCTGTAGGGCTGGTTGGATCAGAAGAATCTCTAGGCAAGGGTCTTGCGGAGGCGACAGGCACACTGCGAGGCGCTGAGACTTCATCACGATCTGACATCGATGCTGCGCTTGGTCGAATTAACCAACTATACGGTATCAACATTGATGACCTGCGAGCAGCGGGAACTCAGGCCAGTTCACAAATCAACACCGGCTTTGATGAGGCGCGTGGTTACTTCCAGCCATTCCAGCAGGGCGGGACAACTGCGTTCAATCAGCAAATGGCGTTGTCTGGCGCACTAGGTCAGGACGCATTCAATAAGGCTCGACAAGAGTCACCATACGAGCAGTTCTTGTTTGAACAGGGCATGAGAGGAAACCTAGCGGGTGCTGCGGCTACTGGCGGTCTGGGTGGCGGCAATGTTCAGAAGGAACTGACACGCTTCGGTCAGGGGCTTGCGTCACAGGGTCTACAGCAGCAGATCGGCAACTTGGGGCAACTCTCTAGCATGGGTATGCAAGGCTCTCAGGCGCTCTCAGGGCTTGCTACAGGCAGGGCTGGGGCATTGGGCGATATAACCCTGAACACTGCTGGAAACATCGTGGGGCAGCGTGGAGCGATGGCTGGCTATGAAGGGCAAGCTGGAGTGGGTCGCGCTAACATTGGTCAGCAGACTGGTCAGAACATTGCACAGATGCAGTACGGCACTGGTCAAGACCTTGCAGCAGGTCGAACAAGAACTGGTGAGCTTCAAGCAGCTCAGTTAGAAAGATTCTACGGCAATCAAGCAAACTTGCTTGAGGAAATGGGAGCGTATAACGCCAACTTAATCGGCGGGCAGGCTGGCACCTTGATTAACGCGAACAACGCTGCGGCTAACACGGCTTCTCAGAATGCAATAAACCTGTCCGGCGGCATTTCAAACTTGCAGACAGGACTTGCTGCTGCTCAGAATGCAGCCTACGGTGGCGCTACCAGAATAAACGCTCCGTCTTTCGATGCTGGGCAGGTGCTTGGTGCAGCGGCTGGCGGGTATAATCTTGGCAATCAATTGGTAAATGCCCCAAGAGCAGGAGGGTATGCTCCGGTGTCCGCCAGCCAACCTTCTTATATCAGGCCAGATTTCAGCAGACCTCCACCCATTAACGCATATCAGAACACAAGCAACCTCAGATTACAGGGCTTAACATAATGGCTATCAACTTTGGTGACGTTCTCGGTGGTCTGGGTGCAGCTTACGGCGGTAGAGCGCAAGAGTACGCACAAGGCATTCAACAGCGCGAACAGGGGCTTCAACAGCAAGAACGGGTGATGACTGAGCAGAAGCGGGCAGAGCTTGAGGCTCGGCAGAAGGCTATGTATCAAGACGGCTATCAGGCTTTCCAGATGCTATCTGACGGCAACATTGACGGCATTATCTCTCTGGCTAACGACCGGCTGGAGATGCTGTCAACCTTCCCAGATGCTGATCCGTCTGACACTTTAGGAGTTCTTAGGGACGCAGAGGCTGCAAAGGCTGGCGATCCTATGGCTATTCGCAACCTGTCGATGACGCTTTCGAGTGCCGCACAGACGGCTGAAAGAATGGGACTTGTGCCGCAACAAGAGCAAGAACGTGGTGTCGTGGTTGATGGGAATGTTGTTAACCCAACGACAGGAGAACTAATTTATGCAGCTCCTCCTGTTAGCGAATCAGTCTTTGAGGCAAGCCCTGGCTTAACTCGCTACAGGAATGGGGTCGCTGTTCAGTATAGCCGAGACGGGAGGCGTCAAGTTTTAGACGAGCTGGGGAATCAGGTTACCGGAGAAGCGGCTAGAACGGCAATTCAAAGCGGAATTGATTCAGGCGTTGTTGAGGCTGGACAGATTGCTGCCGAGCAAGTGCAGGGCAGAGGATTAAGCGAAAGGGCGCAGGCAATTATTAATACTGGAGTCGATGCAATAGCTCAAATTCCAGTGCTGACCAATGCGATTGGGTTGCTGGACGAGGTAAAGACTGGTGGCTTGGCGGCGGCAAATATCAAGCTAAAAAGCCTGTTGGGTGTTGAGGCTGCGAGTGAGGGCGAGCTTTCTTATCTGCTATCAACAAACGTATTGCAACAACTGAAGCCAATATTTGGTTCTGCCTTTACCGCATCAGAAGGCGAGCGATTGACTTCAATATCAGCGTCTATCGGCAGAAGCCCAGAGACTAATAGAAGGCTGCTTGGAGAGGCTTTGAGAATTGCTAGAACAGCGGCAGAAAAAGCACTTGATAGAGCAGACGAGGCTGGAGATACATCTACTGTTAGAGAAATACAAAATTCTTTGAGGCAGCTAGAAGAATTTGAAAGCGGCGTAAGCACAACGCAGGGCGGCGCAGCGGACATGGGCAATCCAGACCTCTTTAATCGAGCAGATGCTATTGTCGGAGGGAATTAATAATGGCTGACGTAAGCGCATACGCAAAGTGGCTTGTTGATAATCAGGATAAGCAGGGCACTCAAGACTACAACACTGTCGCAGAAGCGTATAAAGCTATGCGCGGAGAAGCTATTCCAGCACAGCCAACACCAGCGCAGCCACAGCCAATTGCTCAACAACAGCCATCTATATTTCAGAGAATTTCCTCTGCAATCAATCCGCCTAGAGAAAATCTACCAGAGTTTATGGGCGGGGGTTCTCCTGAGTCTGCACTGGCTTACGCGCGGCAGATGGGCGACACAACT